GGCGATTCGCAGGCAGCGGTTGTTGCAAATAAGCAAATTGCAGAGCTTGCCGTGCAAAATAGTCAGTTAAACCAAGCAAAAGCGCAACAAGAGCGTCAAAAGGCTGTTGCTCAACAACAAAATTATGTTCAACAGCCTGCACCACAACAGCAACAGGTAAGAAGACCTGACCCTAAAGCGGAAGAGTGGGCAAGCAAAAATGACTGGTTTGGGCAAGATGAAGCTATGACTTTTGCTGCTTTTGGCATACATAAACGACTTGTCGAAGAAGAAGGGTTTGACCCGCAGACCGATGAGTATTATACTGAGTTAGATCGACGAATTAACGATAAGTTTAATTTGTCAGCTAAAGATACTGGTAGAAGACCCGTCCAGACTGTTGCCAGTGTCTCAAGAAATTCTGGGCGCAATAGTGGGAAAAAGGTTAGACTCACCCCTAGCCAAGTTGCAATAGCAAAGAAATTGGGTGTGCCGCTAGAAGAATATGCGAAATACGTGAAGGAGTGAAATTATGAGCATTGAAAATATAGATCAACCAATTAAGAGAACTTCTCGCGCAAATGAAACTAGGGAGAAGACGGCTAAACGCAAGCCGTGGGCTCCACCCTCCATGTTAGACGCTCCACCTGCACCTGACGGGTTTCAACACCGTTGGATAAGGGCAGAAACTCGCGGATTTGATGACACTAAGAATATTAGTGCTAAAATGCGTGAGGGTTGGGAATTGGTTCGTAAGGACGAATATCCTGATTTTGAAGCCCCAGTTATTGACACAGGTAAATATGAAGGAGTATTTGGTGTTGGGGGATTGATGCTTGCTCGCATTCCTGTAGAGACAGCCAAAGAAAGAAGTGAATACTTTTCTTCAAAGAATCACGACCAGATGGAAGCTGTGGATTACGATATGATGCGAGAGAATGCACATTCAACCATGACGATTTCTAAACCAGATCGTCAATCTCGTGTAACCTTCGGTGGTCCTCCAAGAAATAAAGGCTAGGACTACCCCAATATAGGAAGATAAATTAATGGCAAATCAAGAAACAGCCTTCGGTCTTCGTCCTATTGGGCTTGTTGGTAATGCAGCCAATACTACTGGGGTAACTCAGTATGAGATTGCATCCGACAATACTAACGCTTTGTTCAATGGTGCTATTGTAGTGCCTACCGCAGCAGGGGTAATTGATCAAGCAGGTGCTACCAGTGGTGGTACAACGCAAGCGTTAGGTGTTCTTATGGGCGTAGAATACGTAGATAGTTCAACCAAAAAAGTAGTTTTTAATAATTACTGGCCGGGTTCAAACAATGTGAGTGTGGATACAAACTTTCCTGTAAAAGCACTTGTAGCTGACAATCCGAATCAACTATTTAAAGTTGCTTCAGATGCAACCCTTACAGACCGTGCAACTGCGTTAACTGCCGTTTTTGCTAACGCTTCATTAGGCACCTCTGCACGTACAGGTTCAACCAGTACAGGTAGAGCTAATGGCGCACTAAGTGTAAGTTCTATTGCAACAACAGCCACATTACCGTTGAGAATTGTAGGAATAATGGACGACGAAGCTAACAGTGATTTCACTGCAGCAGGTATACCGCTCATTGTTCGACTCAATGCTCACTTCAATGCACCAACAAGTAGGTTTGATTCGCAGACAACTGCGACATCAACCGGAATATAAGGAGGGATTAGACTATGGCTATATCTCGCGCACAATTAGCGAAAGAGCTTGAACCCGGCCTTAATGCCTTGTTTGGGCTTGAGTATGATCGTTATGAAAACGAACACGCTGAAATCTTTGAAGAGGAGACATCAGACAGAGCTTTTGAAGAAGAAGTAATGTTAGGTGGTTTCTCAACTGCACCTGTTAAGTCAGAGGGTGGAGCAATTAGTTTTGACGATGCACAAGAAACCTACACAGCTAGGTATACGCATGAAACTATTGCTTTAGCATTTTCTATAACTGAGGAGGCTATTGAAGATAATCTTTACGATAGACTAGCTTCACGTTATACAAAGGCTCTAGCACGTTCTATGGCTCAGACAAAGCAGATTAAAGCAGCAGCAATTCTTAATAATGCTTTTACTGCAGGTTCAAGCGCAATAGGTGATGGGCAAGCTTTATGTTCTGCTTCACACCCATCCTTATCAGGAACTCAAACCAATATCTTAGCTACAGCAGCTGACCTCAATGAGACTTCTCTTGAGCAGATGTTGATTGATATTGCAGGGTTTACTGATGAGAGAGGGCTTAAAATTGCAGTTAGAGGAACTAAGTTAATTATTCCAAAAGAATTGCAGTTTATTGCAGAAAGAGTAATGAACTCAAACCTCCGTTCAGGAACAGCGGATAACGACATCAACGCCAACAGAAGCATGGGTATGCTTCCTGAAGGTGCAGTCGTTAACCATTTCTTAACGGACACTGATGCCTTTTTTATCAAAACTGACGCTCCAAATGGCTTTAAGATGTTCAATAGAGCAGCTATAAAGACAGCTATGGAAGGTGATTTTGATACAGGAAACATGAGATTTAAAGCTCGTGAAAGATACTCTTTCGGTGTTTCTGACTGGCGTTGTGTTTTCGGTACACCGGGAGCTTAACTCTAAATTAAGTAAAATAATGAAAGGCGACACTTGTCGCCTTTTGTTTTTTCTAGTATAGTAATCATATTAACTTCTGACAATCGCATGGTGCGATTGACATAGCCAAGACAGGAGATGATATTATGGCTGTACATTTTACCGGACCAATACTTTTCGCAGGAAAAGACGGTCAAAGAAAGTGGTTTGAAAACCTCCCTATAGACAAAAACCCTGATTATCTAGTTTACATGGATGATTTTACAGGTGTTGCTTTAGACAATACAAACGACTGGACAGTTGTGAAAGATTCCAGTGCCTCCGCAGCCATCGCTGCTGATGTTGTAAACGGAGCGGTCACATTAAGCTCTCAAGCAACAACAGATAATGATGGTGCTTCTATTCAAGGTAATGAAATCTTTGCAGTATCTTCAGGAAGAGACATTTGGTTTGAAACCAAACTGACCCCAACAGATGCTGAGGGTGATGCAATGGATATTTGCGTAGGTTTAACTGTAAACTTTGCAACTAATCCTGAAGCTATGCTTACCGCAGCTGACAGAATTGTTTTTCAAGTAGACGATGGTGATAGCAATATTGATTGTGTGACTGAAAAAGACGGCACTGCAACAACAACAGATTCTGGTGTTGATATTGCAAGTGGCACTGCAGTTACACTTGGTTTTCATGTTAAAGGAACAGGAAGTGTAGAGTTTTTTGTAAATAGAAACTTAGTAGCTACACATACTGCTAACATTCCAGATGACGAAAACTTAGCTCTTGGAGCAATGGAACTTTCAGGTTCTGCAACAGGAACTAAATCAATGAACATTGACTATATGTTTGCTGCACAGAACAGATAATGGAGGGTTAGATGGCTGAAAGAAAAAGAGCCAGAACTAAAGCGGGAAAATTTATTCCTGATGATCCAAATACACCTGAGAACGAAGCTTGGGTCACTACTAAATCTAACTCCAAAAAAGCACTCCCCCCAAAGGGGAGTGCCGAATATAAAGCCATGCTTTTGCGTGGTGAGATAAAGGAGTAATCAATGGCTGATGCAGTTACCTCACAAACAATAATTGATGGACCTAAAACAGTAGTAATGAAGTTTACCAACATATCTGATGGATCTGGTGAATCTGCTGTTAAAAAGGTTGATGTTAGTGCTTTAAACGCTAGTGCAGACGGAGATGCTTGTACAGGCGTTGTCATTGAAAAAATGTGGTGGCAATGTATTGGTATGAAAGTACAAATACTTTTTGACGCTGATACAGACGTTTTTTGTATTGAATTAGGTGAAAATCAGAGTGGTCATCACGATTATTCAAGCTTTGGTGGATTAACAAATAACGCGGGAACAGGAGTTACTGGAGACATATTGTTTACTACTGTTGGTCATAGCAGTGCAGACACTTATACTGTAATTCTTTACTTGCGTAAAAAATATGGCTAGAATTATTGAGTTTTTCTCCAATTCCCACCCTTGTCAAAAAAGGGTGGGAAATATTTCTGTATTGTTATACTTATTTTTGCTCTATTTTTTGGAGGATTAAATGGCTTCTAAAACAAGAAAAGATAAGATGCCAAAAAGAAACAAACGTAATTTCCGACCCACAGAAAAAGGAGCGGGAATGACGGAGGCAGGTGTTAGAGCCTACCGCAGAAAAAACCCCGGTTCAAAACTTAAAACGGCTGTTACAAAGAAAAAAGGTCTTACAAAATCTGAAAAGGCAAGAAGAAAGTCTTTTTGCGCTAGATCCGCAGGCCAAATGAAAAAGTTTCCAAAGGCAGCCAAAAATCCCAATAGTAGATTAAGACAAGCAAGAAAGAGGTGGAGATGTTAATATCCAGAAGTAAAATGCCAAAAGGTTTAAGTTATTTTAGAAAAGGTGGCGCAGCGTCTAAAAAATCAAAAGGCAGTAAGATATGTCCTGAAGGTAAGGCATGGGCAAAAAGAACTTTTGACACGTATCCCTCTGCCTACGCAAATTTAGCAGCCTCAAAATATTGTAAAGATCCAAACTATGCAAAAAAAGCTAAGGGTGGTAAGAGAAAAGGTAGATAATGTCAAAGGATCCTAAAATAGGCACGGGTAGAAAACCTAAAAACACAGGGCGAAGGTTATATACTGATGAAAACCCTAAAGACACGGTAAGTATTAAGTATGCTACTGTAAAAGATGCAGAGGATACTGTAAAAAAAGTTAAAAGAATTAAGAAACCTTTTGCTAGAAAGATACAAATTTTGACAGTTTTGGAACAAAGAGCTAAAGTAGCGGGTAAAAAACAACAAGCATTAATTGCAAAAAGGGCAAAAGAGTTCCTTAGGAATAAGGAGAAGAGAGTTGGGTGAACTAAAAGAATGGTTAAAACAAGACTGGGTGAGGATAGGTACAGATGGCAAAATCAAAGGTAAATGCGGTACTTCAAAGGATAAAAAGAATCCTGACAGGTGTCTTCCAAGGGCTAAAGCTCAAAGTCTTTCGCAAAAAGAAAGAGCCTCTACCGCTCGTAAAAAAAAGAAAGAAGGTAAAAAGGGGAAGACCGTCGTTAAAAACACCAAACAAGCGCAAGTAAAATTTGCTGCAAGTGGTGGTGAAATAGCGGTTACTAGAGCAAAAAGACCCTACACAGGTAAAAAAAAGGATGGTGTGGTTGCTAGAGGATGCGGTGCTATACTAGCTGATAGAAGAAAGCATACGAAAGGGTCTGTAAGCACATGAGCAGTGAGTATCTTGAAGAAATTAAGGCTTGGTCCAAACACACGCTTGAAAAACCTTTAGACTATTTTAATGGTCTTCCACCTTGCCCGTATGCTGAAAAAGCTTGGGAAGATAATCGTGTGGATTGCCTAATTAAAGACACGGACAACAAACAAGTTTTATACACAACTGTTTCCCAGTTCCCTAATCATTTAGACATAGTTTTAATAATAGATAAAAAGTATGAGCTTGAAGCCAAAAAGTTTCACGAATACTTAGATTCAATGAATGTTGCTATATCAGATGGTATGTTTATAGATAAGGATATTTGGGTAATGGGGTTTCATCCAGACGATGAAGCTAGTGGATATGTAGAGGATAATAATTTTAGTGCTTTGGTTGAAGAGGAGTATGCAATTATCTTTGTACAAAGATTAACAAAACTTTATGAATCTGCAGACAAACTCAAAAAAAGAGGTTATTATAAAAATTACAGCAAAGACTATAATACTAATGAAATTTTTAAATTAAGAGAAACTTTGTATAGGAGACTTAAAGATGGCAATGCATAAGAAAAAACCTGTAAAAAAAATGGGTGGTGGAATGATTAAAAAAAATGGTATGACTAAGGCCATGCGTGGTGGTGGTATGGTTAAAAAGATGCGTGGCGGTGGCATGGCTAAGAAAATGCGTGGCGGTGGCATGGTTAAGAAGATGCGCGGTGGCGGCATGGTCAAGAAAAAGTAATTAGGAGTAAGTAACATGGCAGGATCCAGAGTTAATATAGGAAACGCAGGTTTCAAAAAAATGAAATCTAAGGGTGGCACTGTAAAGATGAAATCCAAGGGCGGTATGATTAAAAAAAATAAGCCCATGATGATGTCTAAAGGTGGTATGATTAAGAAAAACAACAAACCTAAAATGATGTCTAAAGGTGGTATGATTAAAAATAATAAGCCTAAGATGATGTCTAAGGGTGGTACCGTTAAAAAAGATAAAATAAAAATGATGTCTAAAGGTGGTACGGTTAAAAAAATGAAAAAATAGAAAGGATCTATGGCTTACTTACAAAGTAATATTCCGCATTTTAAATGTTGGGTGCGTAGGGAATATACTCACAACCACGAAAAATATCATGGTGAATTTTTACACGCTATGGCTGTGGCCGTCACAACAATGCCGTGCAGATCTTTAAGCTTTCAAGTAATATTTACTGGCTTGGAAGAAGGCTCTGAAGAAAATGTGCATGGTGGAGCTATGTGGGCAAGAATGCCTATAACAGCTTTGGTGGGTGATTTTGACTTTGAAGGTTGGCCTGAACCTATGCCTACATATTTAGCACAACCTTGGGACTGTGCCTCACATCATCACGCAGTGTATCAAATAAATAGGGCACAACCTTGTCCTTGGATTGCTAAGATTGGAAGTGATTTTTTTCCTGCTAAATACTTATTTACTGTGGACTACACAGAAAGTGAAATAGCTGATGACCCTGCACAACACAAACAAAGCCATGTTTTACAGTTGTTGGATGCAGATGTTTATACAGGTAACATAGTGGCCTTACCTAATAATAGAGTTAGAGTTACACATCCTGCTTGGTGGGTTACAGGAGAAGGTCCTCCTGATTTTAAACCCTCTCATCACATACACTATTCAAAATCAGATTTAGACTACACCCTAGACGTAAATCAAATTTTTGATAATATGTACGCAGAGCCAGAAGAAGAGGAAAAATAATGGCGGTATCTAATAGCACAGATTTTGAACTTGATGTAGTCGAGTATATTGAAGAGGCATTTGAGCGTTGTGGGCTTGAGGTTCGCACTGGTTATGATCTTAAAACGGCAAGACGCTCTCTTAATCTTATGTTAGCAGAGTGGGCTAATAGGGGTTTAAATCAATGGACTATCAAACAAAGAACTCTTTCTTTAGTCAAATCAGATGGAGAATATGATTTAGGTACAGATATCATAGATGTGTTATCTGTTGTCGTTAGAAGGGATAACACCGATTTTTCTGTAGAAAGAATAAGCAGGGACACGTATCTGTCCATACCTAATAAAACTACAGAGGGTAGAACAAATCAATTCTTTTTGGATAGGCAAATAACGCCAAACCTTAAAATATGGCCTGTACCAGAAAATAGCACCGATGTTATATACTATGATGCGTTGACTAGAGTTGATGATGCAGACACTCAGGTAAACACCTTAGACGTTCCGTTTAGGTTTTACCCCTGTCTTGCTGCAGGTTTAGCTTATTATATTGCTATGAAAAAAGCACCTGAAAGAATACAATTACTTAAAGCAGCTTACGAAGAGGAATTTCAAAGAGCTATGACTGAGGATAGAGATAGAGCATCATTTAATGTTGTTCCTCAGTTTGAATATTTTAGGACTACCTGATGTCAAAATACGCTAGTGGTAAAAGAGCTTACGGAATATCAGATCGCTCAGGATTTAGGTATAGGTATAAAGATTTAAGAAAAGAATGGAACGGGGCTGTAGTAGGACCAGATGAGTTTGAAACAAAGCATCCACAATTATTTCCAAGAAGAAAAGTTTTTGATGCCCAAGCTTTACGGGATGCAAGACCAGAAACTAATTTATCAGAAGAAAGATCCATTCAACATGGCTTTAATCCCGTTGGTTTTCGTTTTATTCAAGGGATTACACCACCAAATCGACTTGCACCAGAGGCGGGTGTTGGTAGCGTAACAATAACAGTAACCGATTTTATTGGTAACACAGCTAATGTTAGCGGTGTTCAAGGAGCGTCAGCAGTAGGGACTGTTGATATAACAATTCCAGAAGAGGATGAAAATGTTAATGTTACTGGCGTGGCAGGCACAGCTTCCATTGGAACTGTTTCGGTGACCGTTCCAGATGCCTCTGTTAACGTAACTGGCGTATCAGGCACGGCTTCTGTAGGTAGTGTTACCATAACGGCACTTACTGCTACTTATACTGTAACAGTTGCCTCAGGTACAAACAGTTATGGCACAGGTAATAAATTTTACATTGATGGAAGTGTATCACCAACTTTAACTCTTAATGAA